TTACATATACACCAACGTTTACTGTTACAGGTGCTACTTACGCCTCAAGCGCAATTACCTACACCTACACTCAGACGCAAGGCAACAAGCTTAGTGTTGGACAAATTGTAACCATCACTGGAGCTTCACCAAGCGGGTATAACCTAAGCAACAAAACTATTACTGAGGTAACAGATACTACATTTAAAGTAGCGGCTAGCTCGGTCGGTTCTTGGACTTCGGGTGGAACAGTTAAGTTCTCGGACATTGCTACAAATGGTGACGTAGTTGGTTTTATTAATGAAGTCGGTTCTACTGTTGTTCCTGCTGGAACTCAGCTGTCTGCTGATGTAATTTACGAAAATGTAGTTCAGCAGGCTTTGTTTACTACGTTGTCAGACTCAACCGTTCCTTATAGAGGCACTGCTACTGTTCTTGCACAACATGGCATTAATGTCTCTACACTTTCAGAAAACGCTTCAAGTGGCGCTGGCGACATTGATGGGGAGCTTCTAGGAGAGTCAGATGGAAGCGGTAACCAAGCCTTTACTTTGGCGGAAACCATCATTGACCCTTACACAATTGAGGTGTTTGTAAAAAGAAGCGCGTTTGAAAAATGGACTAAGGTTAACTACCTAGAGGACGCTGGACCAAATGACTCAGTATACGCTGTTGAAATTGACGCAGAAAATAACGTGACCATCAAATTTGGTGACGGAATTTCTGGCGCAATTCCTCAAAATGGTTCTGAGATTAAAGCTACGTATATTCTTGGTGGAGGAGCAGTAGGTAATGTACCTGCGTACGCTATTCGTTCAATTTTTGACGTTCCTAACTCGGTAGACACTGCTCTAATCATGGAGACTATTGAAGTCGTAAACACTAACCCATCAAGCGGTGGTTCAGAACCAGAAACAGACGCAAGCATTAGGTACAACGCGCCTCGCGCTTTGCGCGCTCTTAACCGTGCTGTTACACTAGAGGACTTTGCAAATCTAGCTCTTGCAGTTCCAAAAGTGGCTAAAGCAAAAGCAGTTGCATCAACCCCAGCTTCTGTAACACTGTACATTGCACCAACCGCAACAGATATTAATGACTTGACCCCAGGAATGAACAATACGACTGAACTGGCCTCACTTACTACGCTTCGTGGTTTTGTTTCAAGTTATTTGTCGGATAAAACTCAAATTGGAACAACAACAACAGTTGTAAACCCGCTGTACAGCTACGCTAACTTGGAAATCTCATACACTAAAGAAGACCAGTACACCACTGCTTCTGTTGAGAACGCAATGAAGGAAGCTATCCTCACAACATTCTCTTATGACAGCATTGACTTCCAGGCGTCAATAACTCCTGGAGATGTTGAAGACGCTTTGAGAGCTGTTGCAGGAATTAGAAGCGCAAAAGTAACTGCTTTGTACAGAAGCGGCGGAAGCGGATTGGGACCACTAGTAGGAGCTCCAAATGAGCTATTTGTTTTTGTAGATAGCAACATTACCTTCTCCACTGCCTCTAACGATGCTTCGTTGAGTGGATTGTCGTTGTCGTACGGCAGCTCTGTAACACTAACCCCAACATTCAACACAAATGTCCTCGTGTACACTGCTAGCGTAAGCGGAAGCGGAAGCCTGAGCGTTACTCCTACAGCAACACAGGGAACTTCTGCATCAATCTTTGTGAATAGCAAGGTTACTGTCAGCGCAGCAACAGCAACAATTAACTCTCTATCAACTGGTCTGAATACAATTGCAATTACAGTAGTTGCTCCAGATGGTGTAACTGTCCGTAACTATGTTGTGAACATTACTAAATCCTAATGATTAAAGATTCTCAAGGAAGACCTAGATTTTACGGCATGTATCGTGGCGTAGTCTTTGACTCTGCCGACCCTGATAACGCAGGACGTTTGAGAGTTAAAGTACCGCAGTTGTTTGCTGATACTGTAATTGGTTGGGTTTGGCCCCAAAGCCAATCAGGTGTAGAACTTGCTCCTCCAGCTATTGGGCAGGGTGTTTGGATTCAGTTTGAAGATGGAGATGCCTCATTTCCAGTGTGGACTGGAACTTTTGGTAAAAATATTGGTGCATCAAAGAACATTCGCGTAGAACCAGTTGCGGATGGAAGCTTTGACAGTTCTTTGTTGAAAGTCAATGAAGAAAAAGATGGAAGTAAAACTATTGACCTTATTGGGTCTCTTTCTGCAATTTCCCGTTTTATAGACGGTGGAAGCGCGTAAAATTAAGATGATGATTTAGGAGTGTACTAATGGCAATTTACCCAACAGGTACCGTTTCTTTTACAGAAAAAGTTAACTTAGTAGACATAGTTAACGCAAATGACGTTAACGTTCTATACCGTGAGGTTACGGCAATCGCTGCTGACCTCGGTGTGGGCACAGGACTGCGCTACAGCCCTTCGTGGGCAACAAGCGGGTTCGCAACCACTACAACGTGGAGCGGGCTTGCAGCGCGTTTGGCTAACATTGAAAAAGGTGTTTACACTACGTACAGTTTCTACACTGACAAGCGTGGTGGTTCTACCATTCAGCCTTCTGCTGCAGGAACTATTGGCCTAACAATCAGTGGCCACTCCTCGCAGACAGCTGACCTATTTAAAGTAACTAATTCTGGCGGCTCTACCTTTGCAAAGATTAACAGCTCAGGTACCTTAACTGCAACAATCTCTGGTGGAACTCCTTAAGGATATAGATGTCTAAATATGGTGAGATATACTACGGTGCTGGCGAAACCTATGGCCAAGCTAACCGTAGACCATACTCAGTCCAACCGTTTACTGCTACGGCAGTTTTGTACTCGCAGGTAGACCTAGCGTGGACTTTGCCAACCTCGGAAGTTGGAGATGAGTATGTTGCCCTGCGCTTGGTGCGAAACCAGTACGCATACTCGGAAACTTCAGACGACGGAGTTATTCTTTTAGACGTAACCAGTGCTTATCCAGCAAGTTTCAGTGATACTCAAAACATTACTAGTGGAAACTTTGCGTTCTACACAATTTGGCTTCAATTATCTGATGGTGAGTGGATTTCTGCTGGAACTACTTACGTTCTTGTTCCAAAGGCGCACACCTCACAAACTAGCGCAGACGACGAGTTTTACCTCAGCACTCACGACAAGATGATGAGCTACCTGCCAAAGGTGCTGACTTCCAACGGAAGTGTAACCGACACCTACGACACTGAAAGCACCCTGTCAAAATTTCTTGAAGGGTTCTCGTTTACACTAGACGAAATCCTAACTTACAATGACCTACTTATTCCTGGGGTCAACGGCGTGTACTCAAATGAGGCGATTGTTGCTCTGCAAAGTATGCAACTAGGACTGCCTCTTGACACTATGGGCCTTACCCGCAGCCAAAAGAAGCTTGTTAGAAATGCTATCTATACGTACAGTCGTAAAGGAACTACGGAAGGTCTAGAAACTTTCTGTCAGGATATGACTAATTACGACACGGTTGTTACGACAACTCCTAATATTCTTCTTTCACTGCAGGATAGTGCGTTTGTTGGTAGTGTAGGGCGATGGGAAGGCGTGGCTGGAGCAACAATTACAGCAGAAACTGCAGTGGCTGTCCCAACTGCTGGCTCGTCTGACTTGATTACTAATTCTGTATGGACAGGAAAAGTTGTGACAAACGCTGTTGGTGGAACTATCCGACTAGGATACGACTCACCTATTACAACAGGAATACCTGTAACAGCAGGAACTGAGTACAGCATGACTTACTATGTAAAGTCTGCGACGTCTACTCCTGGAATTACTTCGCAGTTTATTCTGTGGTATGACAAGTACGGCCTACCTGTTACTGACGCTCAGACTGCAACTAGCGTAACTGTCACAAGTACTTGGGCCAAAAAAACGTATACTCAGACAGCTCCTTCTGGTGCAGTTTACGCTGCTTTTACAATTAAATTTAATGCAGCTGGTACGTACAACCTTGCACGTTTCCAGTTTGCGCCATCAAGTGTTACTTACTACAGCGAACCCCGCGGAGCAGTAATCACTTTGAATCCAGAAAAGTACAACTACGTCCAGAACCCATCATTTGTTAGCGGCGGAGCTTCTTGGTCAACTAACAACGCTACCGCTACGACACCAACCTCAACTTTGCCGTACGCACCATCTGGCTCCACAATGCTTCAGCTTGTTACTACGGGGTCTGCACCACTTTCATCTCCGTATGTTGCGTTTAGCTGTGTTGAGGGAAGCTTTACTCCAGGTAACTTCTACACGTTTTCTATCTATGTCAACACAAGTGCTGAAGAAACTATTGGCGTAGATTTTTATGCAACTGACACAACAGTTGGCGGACCAGGCACTGTCGAGTTCAAGGAGTCCTTTGCACTGTCTGTTGGTTGGCAAAGAATTCAAGTAACTGCGTATATTGGCACAGAGTTTACAGCGGCTGACACTAACTTCTATGTAAAAATTTATGGGACTTCAGTTGACGCAAGTGTTACTCTTCAGTTTGACTGTGCTCAGATTGAAAAAGGCTTTACAGCGACTAACTATTTTGATGGAAGCCTAATCTCACTTGGGGCTGGTTGGGTTGGTGGAAACACTAACGAAAATGACGCTACTTCATACCTATACCCAAATCGAGCTACAAGAGTGTCTCGCCTTACTGGTGAAGTTGCTAAATATCTTCCACTAAACACTCCTTACTTTGTTTACACAGAGTTCGGCCTAGAAAGTTCTGGTGTTTCGTAATAAGCTTTCTGTATGGAAAACTTTTTTTACGTCATCATTGTTGCTGCTGCTGTAGCTTATTTACTTGAGCTAATTGTTGCTTTTTTGCCAATCTCACCTTCATTGGTTAAGCTCATTCTTACACTCCCGCTTTCGACTGGCGGATTATTTTTGCTAAATGTTTCTCTACCCTACTTGATTGTTTGCGCACCTGCTGCTACGTTTGTAGCTCTGGCGATGCTGAAGCTGGTTAATAAGCCAGAGGTTCACATCCCTAACAGACGCAACTACTAGGAGGGCAATTGGAAATACCTGATAAGGTCTTGGACATGGGTCTAAGGCCAAATGAGTTTTACTTGTTTGCTGTTATGAATAGAATGGCAGACTCTGGCGGTAACGTAGACGCCACTATGGAAATTCTTGGAGAAGCTACAGGTTTAAGTAGAACAACACTTTGGCGAGACATGTCTGTACTAGAATCAAAAGGTCTTCTAGCTATTGACCGCACAAAGCGCAATCTTGGCAGGCTTCACAAAAACAAATATCGTTTAATTAATCCATGTTTCACAAATGAACATGAGGGAGTTGACAAGGCTCCAGATGCTGAGATAGTATGTTTCACAGATGCAACATCAACAGCTGATAGTAATACAGCTATTGTTGCTACTGGTACAGATAAGACAATAGTAAAGAATGCTTCGCATTCTTTAGGGGCCCAGGCCCCAGAGGAGAATAAGTTGGTTAATCGTTGGAGCGATGATGATGACAACTTGGCTGGGTTCGGACTTCTTGAGGGAGAGCTTCCAGCAAAGGAAAAGCAGCAGAAAGCAAAGCTTCACCGTTCAGAGCGTCCAGTCGATGAATGGACTGCGCAGATGGTTGCTTCAGAGTTTGCTAGCCGTGTGTACTCTAAAATTCTAGGAGTTCCTGGAATGGTAAACACGAAGCGTTTGGCTATTGCCCTTGCAACTAACCGTAAGAAGTACGGAACTACTTCAGCACTAGAGGTAGCTGCTATGGACAAGTTCTTTAGCGACACCCGCAACATTGCTACACTCCGTAAGTTCCCTAAAAACTCTCACGGAATATTTTTGAATGCAATCACTCACTTTGCAGCGGAGTCCTCGGAATCAACCGCAGTTGCACAAGTTGAAGTTACCGACTATATTTATGCTTCTGACGGCAGACAGTTTGACAACTCAATGCCAGGTCGTGCAGCATTAGAGCGTTACGAAGAAAAACTAAGAAAGGCAGAATGAGTTACGATATTAGAGAGCTATCTAGCGAGAAAAGGCACTGGCTTCTACGTGGGTCCAACATTCCACGCAGATTTCTAGGGCTTGAGCCGTCAGACATTGTTAAGAAGACTGGGTCTTTTCCAGTTGAGATTGAGGACTGGCTAGAGCAGGTTATTGACGGAGAAGTAATCAAGCAGATTGGTGGACTTGGCACTACTGGCGTAGGTCTTCTATTTGATGGTGGCCCAGGTCTAGGAAAGACAACCCACGCTGTAACTACTCTTATGGAGTTTGTTCGCCGTCTACCAGAGGACGACCGTCTAGCAAAAGATGTACTTGCTATTTCGTCGGATAACTATGGTATGAATTGTCGACCAGTTTATTACATGACTTTCCCAGAGTTTCTATCTCGCAAGAAAGCGTTGATTGACGCGGACTCAGAAAGCAAGAAAGTTTTGTACCGTGAGATGGAGGGGTTCCATGGCCGTGCCAAGGAGGACCACCTCAATGTACGTATCCTTGTACTTGATGACTTGGGCAAAGAGTACGGCTCGAAGTATGACGACACTTCGTTTGACGAGATTCTTCGTTCTCGTTACGACAAAGGGCTTCCTACCATCATTACTACAAACGTAAGTCGTGAGAAGTGGGCAGCACAATATGGTGAGGCTATGGGAAGTTTCGCCTTTGAAGCATTCACCAGAGTGCGTATTATGGGAGAAGACCTTAGAAAGAAATGAGAGAAACAAACATGGATATTGATTGGAGAACAGTACAGCTTTTTCTCTCAGACGAGGAAGGTGTATCAGAAGTACAGATTGACGCAGACGATAACCGCAAGGTTCGGTGCGATTGCGCAGCGTTTATGTCATCGGCTCGATGCAAGCACAGCAAGTTTGTAAAAGCTAGAATGGCAGAGAACGATGGGCACTATGCAATCCGTGTTCCAGAGGACATCCCAGACGAGGTTGCTTTTGAGGCACTGTCTCACGCAGACTCTTTTAGAGACTTTATTCTAAAGTATGGAAAGATTGAGGTTTTGTAATGAAAGGCGGAGACATTTCAAATGAATCTCCACCAAGAATCATCGTTGTTATTGATGTTGTGGCGAACTCAGAAGTAACAGACGAAAAAGGGCTGTTTAAATTCAACTCAAAACTTAGAGAAGTCAAGACTCTAAACCACTTGGCTCTTTCTAAGCTTTGGAGCCTGGCAGACAAGTACGGATTATCCGTAGAACTAGCTGGGTACAAAAGTGAATTATGGACACAAGAAATTTTAGATAACTTTATGGACAAGCTTGACAGACGTGGTGCAAATCCGTTTAACTATGCTGAGATGTATGAAAGTATCGAAGATTTTATAGGAGACTTGCCTTACAGGAGTAACCTAAAAGGCGTTATAGATATTAGAGAAAGAGTTGCTAGATACGGTTCTTGGGGAATCGAACTAGAAAACTTGTAGGAAAATTAGGAGGGCATTATGGCAGCAGATAACGAGTACCGTTTAGTCAGTAAAGTTATTATGGACAGGAACATCATTCCTGTTATTGAAAATGGAATTAAAGATGATTGGATTGTCGACGATGACTTGCGTCGTGTCTGGAAGTTTGTTCGTGAGCACTACGCAAACTACCGCGAAGTTCCTACGGCAGTTGCGGTAAACGACAACTTCCCAAACTTCAAGACTCTACAGGTAGAGGATTCTCTCGACTACCTGATTGACAAGATGGTTGAGTTCCGTCGCCGTACAATTACCCGCAACAGCGTAGAGAACGTTGTTGAGAAGCTGAACATCAACGACCACGAGGCTGCAATCCTTGAGATGTCTAAGGCTATCTCGTTGGTTAACGAGCAGGGCATCATTGGCACTACCCACTTGGATGTAACAAAGGACCCAGACAAGTTTTGGGAAGAGTACCAGAACGTTCAGAACTCAAAGCTTCTAGGTGTACCATCTGGATTCAAGAAGATTGACGAAGCTACTGCAGGTTTTCAAGGCGGTCAGCTGATTACAGTTATTGCTCCACCTAAAACTGGTAAGTCGCAGATTTGTCTTCGTATGGCTGCAAACGTTCACGAAGCTGGCCTAGTTCCTATGTTTCAGTCGTTTGAGATGAACAATCACGAGCAGACTCAGCGTTTTCTAGCTATGAGTGCCCACATCTCGAGCTCTGGTCTACGGCGTGGAAAGTTGAACAGCTCAGAAGAGGACCGCTTGATTGAGACTATTGACAGTCTAAAATCAAAGCAGCCGTTCCACTTTGTAGACGCAATCAACGGTTTGACTGTGGACTCTCTTCTTGCAAAAGCTGAGCAGCTGAATCCAGACATTTTGTTCGTTGACGGTGTGTATCTGATGTTGGACCAGGTTACTGGTGAAGCAAACAGCCCACAGGCTTTGACTAACATTACTCGTGCTTTGAAGCGTGTTGCTCAAAAGCTAGACATTCCTGTAGTTATCTCGACCCAGACGCTTCTTTGGAAGATGAAAGGCGGCAAGGTTTCTGCTGACTCTATCGGTTACTCGTCATCGTTCTTCCAGGACTCAGACGTTATTCTTGGTCTAGAACCTGTAGAAGATGATGAAGAGGTTCGTCTACTTAGAGTTGTTCAGGCACGTAACTGTGGCCCAGGCGATACTTCTATTACTTGGAAGTGGGACACTGGCTGTTTCCACGATGCAACTGCTGAGGCTACTTGTAAGTTCTGCACTCCGTACGGGATGAAGATATGATTCTAGATATTCCACTAGTACTTACACGACTAGGTATTCTGTTTACTGAAAAAGGTGCAGAAGCAAACGGCCACTGCCCTGGGCATATTGCCAGAACAAATAGGATGGACAACTCCCCGTCTTGGTACATTAACCTTGACACTGGTATGCACATTTGTTTTTCTTGCGGATACAAGGGTAACCTCGCTCAACTAGTTTGTGATGTAAACGAGTTCTACACCAAGTCGGTAGATGGCAAGTATGTCTATGACTATCAAACTGCTCGTGAGTGGATGGCAGGCATCTCAGCTATTCCTATCGAACAGCTTGCAGAGATGATGCGCTCACTTCCTAACAGAATTGAGGCAGCGCCAAAGCCACTAGAGATGTCCGAAGCAAGACTTGCTGTTTTTGTTGAGCCTCCAGTTGACGCACTAAAGGCTAGGAACATCTCTGCAGAAGCAGCGGAAGCATACGGGATTATGTGGGATGCACAGCGTGCAACTTGGATTCTTCCTATACGTGAGCCACACTTCAATCGACTAATGGGTTGGCAAGAAAAAGGTACAGTAAACCGCACGTTCTTTAACAGACCAGCAGGACTTCAGCGTTCAAAGACTGTATTTGGTGTGGATAACTTGTCTGACGATACTGTTATTGTTGTAGAGTCGCCACTTGACTGTGCGCGCATCCACTCGGCAGGTTTTGCTGGAGCTATTGCTTTGTGCGGTACTACTATCTCAGAAGAGCAGATAAAGTTGATTCGTTCAGCGGATAAGGTTATTTGTGCTGTAGACAATCCGAAGATTGACAAGGCAGGCAAAAAAGCTGCAGATGAGTTTAGGAAATTCGCTCGTAAATACGGTATAAATTTGTTCTTTTTCAACTACGGTAGTAGTGGTAAGAAAGACCCAGGCGATTTGACCGATGATGAGATTGCGTGGGGAATTCACAACGCAAAATCCTCAGTACTCGGTGAAATGGCCTATGTTTAATGGAACACTAAAACCCTATCAAGTTGAAGCGGTTGACAAAATGGTGTCAACTAAGAAAATGCTTGTAGCCTATGAGATGGGCCTCGGCAAAACACCAATGACCATTGCAGCTATTGAGTCTCTTCAACCTGAACGAACCCTGGTCTTATGCTTGGCCAGCTTAAAGTACCAGTGGCAAAAAGAAATTAATAAGTTTAGTAATGCAACTGCCCTAGTGATTGATGGCACTCCTGCTCAACGAGCTAAGCAGTTCGAACAAATATTCGAATACGATTATGTAATCATGAACTACGAGCAGGTAGTGAACGATTGGGACGTTCTTAAGTCCTTTAAATTTGATGCTATTATTTGTGACGAAGCAACTGCCATCAAAGGATTTAAAGCCAAGCGAGCTAAACGCGTTAAAGAGTTAGCAAAAAACATAGATATTAGATTTGCTCTTACAGGCACACCAATTGAGAATGGGCGGCCAGAGGAAATCTACTCTATTATGCAGTTTGTTGAATCAAAAGTTTTAGGACGTTTCGACATCTTTGACAAAACGTTCATAGTAAGAAACCACTTTGGTGGAGTTCAGAGATATAGAAACTTACCTGTACTCCATTCCACTCTACAAAACTGGACAGTAAGAAAATCTCAAAAGGATGAAGACGTAGCGCCGTATCTTCCAGACGCAGTCTACCGAGAGCCTTTGTTAGTGAAGCTAGACAGCAAGGGCCAGAAACTTTACAACTACATAGCTACTGACCTTATGAACCTCTTAATTGACGCTCGTGAATCTTTTGGAAGCTCCTTTAATCTTTCTGCTCATTACGGACAGTCGTACGACCCTGGTGACCCAGCTAACGAGATGCGTGGTCAAATTATGTCCAGGATTGGAGCACTTCGCATGTTGTGCTCAAGCCCTAAAGTCTTACATAAAAGCGCGAAAGATTTTTCAGACCACAATGGAAAAGGAAGCGCGTACATCCACTCTTTATCGGAGTACTTAGACGATGTAACTAAGACTCCAAAACTTGATACAGCAGTGTCTTACTTAAGCGACCACTTAGACATAGACTCGTCTTACAAAGCCGTTGTGTTTTCTACTTACTTAGATTCTGTGGATGAAATTGTTTCAAGACTTAACGAAAAGGGTTACGGTGCTGTAGGGTACACAGGTAAGATGAATGCAAAACAAAAAGAAGAAGCAAAAGTTAAGTTTCAGACAGAGGCAGACACCCGAGTACTGGTATCTTCTGACGCTGGCGGTTACGGTGTTGATTTGCCTCAAGCTAATCTTCTCTTAAACTACGACCAGCCTTGGAGCTCAGGTTTGGCGGTGCAAAGAAATGGGCGAATAAATCGTACCTCAAGCGACTGGACAACAATTACAATTCAGGATATCTTAGTAACTGGGTCTATCGAACAACGTCAGTACGACATGTTGCGACAGAAGAAAAGTGTCGCAGGAGCAATCCTCGATGGGTCTGGAATAAACTCTAAAGGCGGAGTTGACTTAACAGTTGGAAGTCTGATAGAGTTTCTAGGTAACAAACTAATTTAGGAGGGCAATATGGCAAATTTAATTCCTGAAGAACCACGTGAGTTCGGGAACCCCGATAGCTTTGAGTCGCAGGTGCGCGAGTACGTACGCCTTAAAGACAGCATTAAAATCATGGAGTCTCGAAGTAAAGAGCTCCACAAAGTTTTTATGGAGAAACTAGACCTTGATGGCCAGGAAGACTCTGATGGAAACTTGCAGCTACCTCTTTCGTTTGACGCAGATGGCGTCGTGCGCTTGGAGAAGCAGCGCCGCGCATCACGTCATCTTGACGAAACCATCGCAGAACAACTAATTGAAGAACTTGGACTTGGTGTAGAGGTGTACGAGTTTGTACGCACAATCGATGAAGAGAAACTAATGGCTGCGTATTACGACGGAAAAATTACTGAAGAGCAGCTTGACAGCATGTTTCCTGTTAAGGTAACATGGGCTCTCTGGACAAGAAAGTAGAATATTGAAAATAAAAAACACGTTACTAATTAGCGGAGTCGTTCTTGGCTCGCTACTAATCACTGGTTGTTCTTCGGGAAACAGCTACACTCGACCTGCACCAGAAGACAGCTATGTTGCACCAGCACCAGAGCCAGCACCAGTAGTTACTGACGAAGACCTTTACGTTATGGCACTTCGTTCACACAACAACTACATTATTGACAACAGCTCTGACGCTGAGTTGATTGACGTTGGTTACACCGTTTGCGAAGTTTTTGCTGAAGGGTACACTTTTGAAGAAATTGCTTACGCAATCGTACTGGACAGCCCAAACGAGTCAGATGCTTACTACGAATTTGCGGGTCTTGTAGTTGGCACCGCCAGCTCAACTCTCTGCCCACAGTACAGCACAACTTAGGAGTAAATAATGCCTGGTATGCGTAGCGAAGAAGAAATCCTTAAAGCCTTTGAGGGTCTAGACCGCGCACCTGGTTCAAAGAAGTCACGTAGAGAGTCAACTCCAGTAGCTGACAAGAAACGTGCAAAAGCTTTGGGTGGGTCTAATGGTTGGGATGCAAACCCAATCATTAAGACCATCCAAGGAGTGGAAACAGAAATTTTTACAATCTCAGCTTTGGCTGAAGCTCTGGAAAAGAAAATTGTTACCATTCGTTTATGGGAGAAGAAAGGATACATTCCAATCGCTCCCTATCGTTTACGCTCTAAGAGTTTGAATGGCAAAAAAGTAAGTGGCAATCGTGTCTATACACGAAAACTTATTGAAATTGCTATAGAAGAATTCCAACGGCGTGGACTTTTGAACTCCCCTCGTGTAGAATGGAGTTTACACGACGACTTGACAGTAACTTTAGTTAGTCGCTGGAAAGAAGCCGTGGCCAATCGAGAGCAGTAATGCCTCACATCCAACCGAGAGCGAAAGCCTCATTAACCGAAAGTAAATAAACACATGATTAATCGCCCAACTGTTGACGCCGACAACTATCTTGCAGAAGACACTGTCGACAACGCCCCTAAGCACGGAACTACCGTTCAGGCTGGATGGGGAGCAGTAAACGCTTCGATTAAGCCGAAAAAGGAAAATGGAGAATATCCAACCGATTTCCGCTTCTCGCAGCAGGCTACGCTAGTCCGCTTCCTTGAGGACGAACCGTTCGCCGTCTACAACCAGCACTGGATTGACCGCACCGAGGGCAAGCGTTCGTTTGTCTGTCTAGGTGACGAATGCCCACTGTGCACCATTGCAGGCGACAAGCCACGTACCAAGGCTTCGTTTAACATTCTTGTCCTTTCGGATGAAGAGCCAAACCTTCAGATTCTGACTGCTCCGCCAACCCTGGCACGTCAGCTTCAGGCAGCTAACGACGACCCTCGTCGTGGCCCGCTTACGAAGTACTACTGGGCTCTCTCCCGCACTGGTACTGGACCACAGACGCAATATGTTCTTGACCGCGTCCGTGCTACAGACCTTGCAGAGGATTGGGAGTTGGACGCTGAGGAAATTGAGTCGTTGTCTATCGCTTCTAAGCGCCACGACTCTAGCGCAGTTTACGTTAGCCCCCGCGAAGAACTGCTTGAGCTCGCTCGCTCACTAGTTTCCTAGTAATCCCTCCCAATGTAGGGGGTCAAGGTCTTTTCTCCTTTCTCTCCTTGACCCCCTACTCTCATTCCTATACAATCGGGGCATCATGAATATTATTACTACTAAAGAACAACTTCAAGAGTTTGTCGCTCACTATCTAACTGTTCCAGCATTTGCGTGGGACACCGAAACTATTGGCGAGAATCGCCTATACCCAGTCATCAATGATGTGTGCTGGATTTCTTTTGCGACAGATGGTCGCACGGACGTTATTCCTATGGGTCATCCAAATGGTGAACTAGAGGGGCACGATAAGCCACTACTCCTTTCAGGTCAGCGACGCGTAGAAGAGGGTAAGCCTATCCTTGAGTCGCACTACTCTAAAGATGAGCGTAAGTGGACCCCTAAGTTTGGTGAAGCTCCTAAGCAGCTGACTCCTAAAGAAGTGTTTGACGCTATTAAGCCACTTATGTTTGGCACACAGCTCAAGGTTGCCCACAATGCAAAGTTTGACTTGAAATCTGTTGCAAAGTATTACGGAGGCAAAGTCCCCTCTAAACCATACTTTGACACTATGATTGCGTCTTTTATCATCAACAACATGAACAAAAACTCTCTAGGGCTTGCAGCGTGCGTAAAACGTGA